AATGAATACATTAATGAGTGAATGTTCTCCATAGCTAACTGAAATCCGTAGAAAAACTTAGCCTCAGGGTATTGTACCTCACGGTAGAAGTTTTCAGCTAAATTCTCATTTACGATTCCATCGGAAGCTGCGAAAAATGATAATACATTCTTCACAAAGAACTTTTCATTATCGGTTAATTTTTCCCAATCACGAATATCATTCGTCAAATCCACCTCTTCAGCCGTCCAAAACGCCGCCTGATGCATTTTGTAATATTCCCAGATATCGTTGTGCTCAATCGGGAAGATAACAAACCTATTAGGGTTTTCTACTAATATCTTTTCCATCTTTTTATTAAAATTAATTATTTTTTGTTTCTTCTTTTTGTCTTTGTTGTCTTTTCTCTAACAACTCTTTGACTCTTAGTCTTTGTCTTTCTTCTTTTTGTTCTTCAATACCTAAGAAAGTCATAGAACTCTCAGTATCAATGTCTAACATTGCATTATCAAATTTACAATTCTCAAACACAACCCCGTCATCACCAACCCTTGATTTAGTAATTGCAATTGTTGCCAATTTCATTTCTTTTTGTTGTAGTGTCTTTGCTACCGTAATGATTACGTGTCCAACTTGCGCTTTTTTGATTGATCCACCCATTTGGTCAGTAGTTACAACTTCCGAAGAAATTGAGTTTCTGTTACCTTGTGTTGCGGTCCAACCCACTAAATCCATTTCGTGACACATCGCCTCAAATGCTCTCATTACAGATCCTTCACTCTTCCATTCATCACCCAAATTCTTATCAGGAACCACACAATCAATATAATCAAGTAACACCATATCAATCTTATTACCATCCGCAACCATTTTTCTAATTTGGTTCTTGATTTGTGACATGGTTACCGTATCAGATGGTAATTTGTTCATGATTAACTTATTCGGCATTGACTCCTCAATCTCTTTAACCTTTGTGATAACCTCTTCTCTTTTTTCTGACAATTCGTCAGGATGAATCTTAGTCCAAAGGGTGTAATGTTTTCTTTGAATTACCTTTGGGTTATCCTCGAAAAAGATCTGAAGTACGTTGTTTCCCATGTTAAATGCGTGGTTCGCAATTTTAGTTAAGATAGTCGATTTACCCACACCTGTTGGTGCTAATATAACTCCAATTTCACCTTTAGCTAAACCACCTTTAAGTAGTCTGTCAATACCAGGGATTCCCATTGGAATTGGGTGTCTGTAATCATCATCAAGTACCTGATCCATGTTAGAGAATACATCCATCGCACTTGTGTCTTTTGCTCCGACTTGTAATGCTCCTCTAACCATCTCTTCAAGGGCATCGTAGTTCTCAAATTCACCACCATCGATGATTTTTTGAGCCTTAGTCATAACCTTTTGTAATTCTTGTTGTTTACAGAATTTTAACGCCTTTTCCTGTACGAAACCTACACCATCGATAGGTGCGTCCTTTATTTTCTTGATTGTATCCAACACTACTTTGGATGCTATCTCTTGTTGTAGTTCAGATTTAGTAATCTGTTCTAATGTTTCAAATGATGGTGTATGATCGTATTTTGTGTAATACTCTCTAATCATTTGGATGATTATTTTGAAGTACTTATTTTCAAAATAATTGTTCTCAATCACATCAATGATTGAATGTGAAAATTCTTTATCTAGAATAATTTGATTAAGTAATTGTAATTGGAATGTGTTTCCTAGATATTCGAAATTTTTGTTTGTCGCCATAATTTTTCCTTCTGTTAGTAAAGATAAATACTATTAGTTTTGGATAAATTCAGGGTAAAAATAATTAAAATCTTTGCCTGAAAAAATGTCAGTCAGGCCGTTTAGTATCCCTTTTAACTTTGGGCGTAGGTCTACGGTGTATCTTACCTTCGGAGGGTACACTTTAGCGTCAAACGTTCTCTGACAAATTGTCATGTCCCCAAGCTTAATATATAGGTTAAAATTTTCTTCACCATCAGTAATTGATGTGTTTAAAACCTCTGGATTCTCAGAAATTTCATATTTATTGTCCAACATATAGACAACCGAACGCATTTTCAAATCATATTGTAATTCACGACACAACATACCAATGTGGTCATAAAACTCCTCAGATTTGTGGGCATTTTTGTTGAATCCCTTAACATTAAAAAAACGTTGTACTACAATGTTATCATTACACATTAATAGAAATTCAACTTTTGTTACATCTTGATCTCTCATCTTGTTTTGTTTTGTTTTTTACTTTTTGTTTCTAAACTTTGTTTTTTCTTTTCTTGATAATTTTAAAAATGGTTTCAAAAAATTAACCCAAGCATCATCCCCTTTTGGTAGGTACTTGAAGAATCCGTCATCCATCATCATTCTAATTAGGTTTCTATGTCCTCTTCCGTCTGGATCCATCGACTCAGAATAATATTCCCTAACCATTTCTTTTCCCTCGTCATCAATTAAAGGTTCCGACAAATCTACAATTTTTTTATTGATTTTAAAAAAATCGTCACCCATAATCCCTTCTTTGGTTTTACCACTGAGTAAATTTCCTAAAACAACATTTTTCTTTTGTTCTTGTAATAATAATTCACCCTTTGTTAAAATATCGGTTAAAGATATCTCTGAATCAAGTATCTCAGGAAAAAATTTAACTAATGTTTTCTCACCCATTAAACTTATCCCGTCAATGTTGTCCGAAGTGTCACCAGCAAGAATCTTAAATGTCATTACATTATAATGTGGAATTGAACAATCTTTAAATTTAATTTTATCTCCAAATTTAAAATGTTGTTTTGCCTGTGGTGAATAGATTGATACCTTTTCTGAAATTAATTGAGTTAAGTCTTTATCACTTGAGAATATCGTTTTCTCTTCATCTAAAGAGATTTGACAATAGTAGGCTATAAGATCATCGGCTTCCGAATTTTCCACCTCCAATTGTCTTATAAACATCTCCTCAAGATATTGTTTAACTCTTGTTTTTTGTTTGTTAAATGAATCAATCTTCTCCTCATTAGGAGAAGACTTACGATTCATCTTGTATTTAGGGTATAGTAGTTTTCTTTGTGATGAATTAGTATCACTATCCCAAAAGACCATAACTTTGTTAAAGTTAGTTTCTTCTAAAAATTTACGGACTGTGTTAAGGAAATGCCAGGTTCCACCAATGTGTTCCCCATTATTATAGAAATCCTTAACTCCGTGAAATCCAATTTTTAATAAGTTGTTACCATCAACAATTAGTGTTTTGGTCATTTAATTTTTTTAATTCGTTTGTAAATACTTTTTACTCGTCAGAGTCATCATCAGATTCATCCAAAGAATAATCTGAATATCCTAATTTTGTTTCCCAATAATCTGAATATTCTTTCTTATAGTTATCCAATGATTCTTTTGTGTCCGCAATATAACCTTGTGGTACCGCAATGATCTTACCATCTTTATATCCTAAACCATTAACGTGATTCTTCAATATTGATATCTTTGTTCTAATTGCAAATGATACTTTTCTACCATTCTTAGTAGCATCAATGTGACTAATACCCGCTTTCTTTTGATTACCAAATAAGAACACTAATGATGATGCCAACCATATTGCTTCACCACCTTTAGCCTTGATTTCAGGTTGTCCAAATGGATTATCGGGAAGTAAGACCCAAGGTTGATTTAAGATCACTAAAGTGTTGTAATAAGGATAATCTTCTTTTTTAGATTTTGATATTCTTGAGTGGATTCCCATTCCAATCTTATCTGCCAATACTTTTGCATTGTGCATTCCACCACCTTTTCCATCAAAAGTCATCTGACAAGGAATTGATCCAATACTATCCCATAAAAACAAAAGACTATAAGGAATATCTCCTTTTTCTTGTGCATCAAGGATATCATTAATAAAATCCGTAGCTTGTTCAATTACGTCAAATGAATCGTTAAAAATGAACATACCATCATATTCACCATCTTCATTTTTTTCAGCCTGTAACCCTAACTCAATTGCGTGTTCCCAAGACCATTTCTTTTCAGTAATGATAAGAACAGGTAAATGTCCCTTCTTTTGAGCATCAGCTGCAGCAAGAATCATTGCCGTTGTTTTTGAAGTATTTGAGTGACCCAAAAACATATTTATACCACCCATAATAGGACCAGGTAATCCACATGATTCCAAAAACGCCTCACCACAATTATAAAAACTTTCGGGTTTGTACTTTGTTTTTGTTGAGAACTTACCTTTGATCGTCTCTAAAGATATTTCTCTTTTTCTTATCGCCATGTTATTGTGTTTTGATTTTAAAAAACATAGACACTCAGTATGTCCAAGTGTCTATGTTAAAGTTTAATTAGAATGGTAAATCTTCGTCAACCTCCACATTAGACTGAGGATCTGACATTTTACTTTCAGGTTTTGAACCTCCACCCATAGAAATTTCTTCTTCTTGACTATTTGAGTAGATGTACTTTCCTGCGTCAGTGTCCCAACGTGGAGTTTCTCCTCTTGCAATTGCTTCAAGATATTCAACAGGTTTTTTAGAATATACGTCCTCCCAAGTCAACTCATCGTTGATCCAAGTAGAAGCTTGTTCAGCGTCTTCATGTGTTGGTGTTGGATCGTCATACATTACGGTTTGAATTACCGTGTATGTTGCACCTTTTGGTGTCTTTGCCTTTGTAAGTTCAAGTATTAAGTCACGACCATTGTCTGAATCGGTAACATCACCTTTAGCTTTCCAAATTGGAATGATTTTATCAAGGATTCCTTCTTGTTTGTAATTGTGTTTAAATCTCCAAAATTTAACACCGTCTTCTTCGTGGTCACGGTCAATTACTTTAACAATATAAAACTTACGAGCTTTGTATTGTGTTGCTAATTGTTTATCGGATTCACGACCTGTAGACATTAACTCATCGTATACCTCATTCAAAGGTGAACGTTCGTTATCATTTTTTCCTGGATCATAGAACTTCTGCCATTTACCATCAACATTGATTTCGTGGAACCAAACTTCTTTAAAAGGAGATGATCCATCAGTTGTAGGTAAAATACGGATTTTTCTTTGACCTTGTTTTTCGCTATCTTTAAGAATTGCCGCGAAATACTTTTTCATTCTTTCTTCTTGTGTGAATTTTGAAGTGGAAGAAGAACCACTTTGTTTTGAACTCTCGTACTGAGCCAAAACTGCATCTAAAACATTGTTTGTCGCCATTGTGTATATATTTATTAAAGGTTTACGTAGAAAATATAGTTATAAAAAGTAGTGTAGTCAATAAGGTTTTTAAAAAAAATAGAGAGGGACACGGATGTCCCCCTCAAAAGTATTACATCATGTTTGTGTCTTCGTCGTCGTAGTTGTTAAATGATGTTTCAATATCATTTGTAGAGTAGTTGTCAGCATCATCAGTAGTTAAAACATATTCATTTTTACCTGATTTTTCCATATCTTCTTCTTTATCTTCAAAGAAATCAGATAGTTTTTGATTAAATGGTCCTGAGTCTAAACTTCTTAATTCTAATTTTTCTTGTGGAGTTTTAGGTCTAAATTTATCAAACTTAGCTTCTAAACTATTAATTGTAGTTACCAAAGTATCCATCTCACCTAATCTTTCCTCAAGATTTTTTAATTGTGTAAACAAGTTGTCAAAATATTCCTCTTGTTTTTGTTCCATATTTTTTTGAGAAGCAACTAAATCAGTAACATCTAATTCTTCTTTGTTACCTTCTTCTTCACCCTCATCACCAAGTTCTTCAACTTCAGGATCAGTTGCAATATCAACAGGTGCTGCCGGTGGAGCCGGTGCAACTGCGTTAGGATCAGCGGGAGCCGCAGGGTCCACAGGTGCCGCAGGATCTACAGGTGCCGCAGGATCAATAGGTGCCGCGGGATCTACAGGTGCCGCAGGATCTACAGGTGGAGCTAAAGCCGGATCTAAAGTAGGGTCAGCTTGTTCCATTATGTATTTATTAATAGAATTAAATCTACTTATTTCATTTAAAATTTTTTGATCTATTGCCATGATTATCCGTTTAATAATTGTTTTATTCCCGTTTTAGTTTCAACTTGGATTTTTTTGAATGTGTTCATAGTATTATCAACTCTTTCAATTAATCCGTCTTTTATTCTAAGTGTGTAGCAATCACCAGTATCTAAGTCACAAACTTCTTTGTAACCATTACCCTTATCTTTTTCCGACACTCTTGTGTTTTTACCCAAGTAATTGTCTAATATTAATTTTGTGTCCATAATAGTTTTTATTATAAATATCTTGTTATTCAATAAAATTAATTTAAAGAGTTATATACTCCAATTGCTTGTTTAACTTTATTTTGTAATGTATTTTTATCTTGTTCAGTCATTTCAGTATAAACATTGTCAGGTTGGATACTTGGGTATTTAGTAACATATAGTTTTACAATGTCTTCTTCAGCCGCAACATTTTGATTAATTAATGATATTATACCCTTAAATTTACTAATAGCAAAATCAATAAATTTTTCTGCGGATATAAATGATACCACAGGTATATTCAAATTAGTCCCTCTTGATAAACAATAGAATTTTTTATTAGCCGTTGATGCTATTATAGCTCCGTAAGTTTCCGTTAAATTTATTGTACTAAAATTATTTTCATAAGCCTTTAACCCACTTGATGATGCGGAGTCCAAATATATAAATGAAAATAAATAATAAGACAAATCTCTAAAATTAGGATTTACTGATGTCGTACCATTAGTTGTTGTTTCTTTTGGTATTCCACTTGCAACAATTCTATCGCCAAGTAATTTCTTAAAATCTTTATAAGAAAGTTGCGTTATTGTAGGACTATCTAATGGTGTATACCCAACATACCCACTATTAATTTTATCAGAACAATCCTGATTCTTAGTTAAAGTATCGGTACCAGTTACGTTAGATATAACGTTATTTTTTTGGAATACAACATTATCACTTGATGTTTTTGCCTTTTCCTCGTTAGATTTAACTTTTTCCTGTAATTTAGAAATAATATTTAAACTTAATGACTGAATGAAATTATCTATCTTAGGTAAACTATAAAAAGGTTGTCTAGTTCCTTTATACGATGTGCTAAACTCACCTTCACTAATTTGGTGTGTTACTGACGTAATCATGTATGGTCCTGAGAACATAGGTATGTTTCTAACATTAAAGTACATCATCGGCTGAATAAGAGCATTACCCAACATATCCACAGAACATTCATAACTTCTATT